TCCGCAAGCCTGCCTCAGAGATTTGGGCGACGTTCAATCCGCAGCTAGACACGGATGAGGTTTACGCCCGCTTCGTGAAGGCTGAGCGAGAGGACTGCACCTCGCTGAAGGTGAACTATTCGGAGAATCCTTGGTTTCCGCAGGTTCTGGAGGATGAGCGCCTGCACGCCCAGCGGACCAAGAAGCCCGCTGAATATGCGTACATCTGGGAAGGCGAGTGCCTGCCAGCAGTCGAGGGCGCGATCTACTTCGATGAAGTGTCAGCCGCAGAGGCTGAGGGCCGCATTCGTGATGTGCCACACGATCCGCTGCTGAAGGTGCACGCGATATGGGATCTGGGATGGAACGACTCCATGTCGATCATCCTGGCTCAGCGCAGTGCCTCAGAGATTCGCATCATTGATTACATCGAGGACTCGCACAGGACGCTTGGCGACTACGCGCAAGACCTGAATGCGATGAAGTTTCAGTGGGGCACCGACTGGCTTCCTCATGACGGCTACAGCAAGGACTTCAAGACCGGCAAGAGTGCGCAGGAGATTCTGACTGCGATGGGCCGGAACGTGCCTTCAACGCTCGACCAAGTGCCACGCATGGACATTGAGGGCGGCATCAAAGCGGCTCGCTTGGTGTTTCCTCGCATCTATTTCGACAAGACCAAGGCCAAGCGCCTGATTGAGTGCCTGAAGCGCTATCGGCGTCATATCAACCAGACGACGAACGAGCCAGGCGCACCGCTCCATGACGAGTTCAGCCACGGCGCTGACGCATTCCGCTACCTGTGTGTGGTGGCCGACCAAATGACGAACTCGACGGGCTCTAAGCCCATTGTTTACCCCAACCGACGCACAGCATGAAGATGACCGAAGACTCGCTGCTGCGCTTCCTTGAAACGGAGTCCGCAGCGGCCTATCACCACATCAGTGGCGACCTTTCAGCGGAGCGTGAGCGGGCTATTCGTGCCTACATGCGCACACCCTACGGCACCGAGCTCGAGGGCCGTAGCCAAGTGGTGGCGTCTGATGTGTTCGACGCAGTGGAAGGGATGCTGCCGGATCTGGTGGAGGTGTTCACCAGCACGGATAAGGCAGTGGTCTTTGATCCTGTCGGCCCTGAAGATGTGCAAGGCGCAGAGCAGGCAACCAACGCCTGCAACCATGTCTTCTACAAGCAGAACAATGGCTTTCTGATCCTCTACACCGCTGCTAAGGATGGGCTGATGCTCAAGACTGGCGGCGTGAAGTGGTTCTGGGATGAGAAGGCCACGCCGAACTTCCAGACTTATCGTGACGTTGACGAAATGCAGCTCGCTGTGTTTCTGACGACGAACCCCAAGGCTGAGGTGCTGGCGAAGGAAGAGGCAGAGCCCAACCCCGAAGTGGTGGCGCAATACGCCGCGATGGGCATGGAGCCGCCGAAGAGCTATTCGCTTGTGCGGGTCAAGACCGTCGAGAAGCGCGGCAAGGTTGCGGTGGTGAACATCCCCGCTGATGAACTGCATGTCTCGGCCCGTCACAACTCCATCCTGCTGGACGATTGCCCGTATGTCGCTCATGTCTGCGAAAAGACGCTGAGCGAGATTCGCCAGATGGGCTTCGATGTGTCGGCTGAGGATGTGAAAGCCGCCCAAGACGAGCCCACAACGCAAGACCGCGAACTGCGCGATTCCTTGCACGGCGATTACTGGAAAGAGGACAACGAGCAAGACGAGACGATGGCTCGCGGATGGCTGCGCGAAGAGTACGTGCTGTGCGACTTCGACGGCGACGGCATCGCAGAGCGCCGCAAGATCATGCGCCTGGGCAAGAAGGTGCTGGAAAACGTCGAATTTTCTCATGTGCCCATTGCTGCGTGGACTCCGTACCTGCTGACGCACCGGTTCGCGGGCTTGTCCGTGGCTGATCTGGTGGAGGACTTCCAGCGCATCAGCACCGACATCCTGCGTGCGCAGTTGGACAACCTCGACTTGGCGAACAACCAAGAAACGGTGGTCCTCACCGACGCGCAGGGCAACCCGCAGGCCGACATTGACGACCTGCTGAATCGTCGTCCGGGTGGCATCTTGCGTGAGAAGGCCCAAGGCGCGATCCGCCCCTACGTCGAGCGCTGGCAGGGCATTGAAGCCATGCCGATGGTGGAGTTGCTGGAGGCGAAGAAAGAGAACCGCACCGGCTACACGCGCTATTCGCAGGGCCTGGACGGTGAAAGCCTGAACCAGACTGCGACAGGCGTGCAGAAGATCATGGACGCCAGCCAGAAGCGCATGAAGCTGATGGCTCGCATCATGGCTGAGGCTCTGGTCGCTCCTATGTTCCGTGGCATCTTCAAGACGCTCACGGATTACTGCATGGAGAAGCTGAGCTTCAGGCTCTCTAACGAGTTCGTGCAGTACGACCCGCAAGAGTGGCGCGATGGCTACGATATGTCGATCAATGTCGGCATCGGCACTGGCGACAAGATGGCCCAAGCTGCGTATCTCCAGCAGATCGCACAGGCTCAATTCGCACTGTTGCAGAGCCCGCTGGGTGGTCGCGTGGTGACTGAGGCGAACATCTACGCGACTCAGGCACGAATCGCTGAAAACGCAGGTTTCAAGAACCCTGCCGAGTTCTGGACCGACCCGAGCAACATGCCGCCGCCGCCTCCGCCTCCGCCTGATCCAAAGATGCAGATTGAGATGGCGAAGATGCAGGCCGCCCAGCAAGAGGCCGCAGCCAAGCGCCAGGACGATGCCTATCGCTTCCAGGCCGAGCAGCAGACTCAGATGCAGATCGACCAGAACCGCCAAGAGTGGGAAGCACGCCAGAAGCAATTGGAGCTTCAGCAGGAAGCCCAGCTTGAGCAGATCCGCAAGAGCTTTGACGCTCAGTTGCGAGACAAGGACATTGCACTCGCCCAGTGGAAAGCTGCTTTCGACCGTGAGACGCAGATCATGCTCAAGCGCATCGACGCCAGCGTGACGCTCAAGCAGCACGATGACGACATGCAGATGGCAAGCGTAAACGCAGCCCGAGAGGACATGCGCGCCGAGTCTGAGAAGGAAGCCAATGACGCCGATTGAAGAGCAGACACGCGGCCAAGCCGCACAGATGCTGCTGGACAACGAGCTTCTGCGCCAGGCTCTTGACGCCATCGAGGCGGAAGTCGTCGATCAGTGGGAGAAGTGCCCGGCTCGTGATGCCGAGGGCAAGGAAGCCCTGTGGCAGTTGTTCAAGACCTCCAAGAAGTTCCGCGCCTTGCTGAATGGCTATGTCCAGACCGGCAAGCTTGCATCGGAAAACCTCAAACGCTTTGACGAGCAAGAAAGCCGATTGCGGCGACTCTTCAAAGCAGCCTGAATTCCACGCAAGTGGATACGTAGCCCGCCACTGAGCGGGCTTTTTTGCGCCCTAACTAGGCGCCATTTTTAGTTGATTGGGAAGTATGGACACCGATCCGAACTCGGAAGTGTCATCGCTGCTTGCAGCCTTGGACGATAGCCCCGCCGTGGAAGACACCGATGAAGTCGGCGAGTTGGAAGCGCAGGACGAAGGCCAGGACACAAGCGCTGACGAACAGCAACAGGACGAAGCATCCGAAGACGAGAACCCCGCCCCGCTGGTGGTGGAGTTCGACGGCAAGAAATGGGAACTCCCGCAAGGAACGCCCCCAGAAGTTGCCGATGGCGTCAAGAAGATGGCCGACGAACTGAAGGCGGACTACACCCAGAAGCGGCAGCGAGACGCAGAAGAGGCGAAGCAGGTCAAAGAGACTGCCAAGACCCTGCAAGAACTCGCACACATCGCACAGGCGACACAGACGAAGGCAGTAGAGCTAACCATCGTTCAGCGGCAGATCGCACAGATTGAAGCCGTTGACTGGAACGCTCTGGTGGAGTCTGACCCGCAACAGGCAATCAAGCTGCAAGCGCAGTACACGCAGCTTCAGAACGCCATGCAGCGAGGCCAGGCTGAACTTCAACAGTTGAGCCATGCGGAGCGGCAGAAGCTGCAAGCGGACAAAGAGCGCCGCCGTGCTGAGTTGCTCAAAGCCGCGCCGGATCTCATTCCCGGCTTCAACGACAAGGTCAACAAGGAGCTGCTTGAAGCAGTCAGCGAATGCGGATTCGCACCTGAAGAGGTCTCGGACCTCGCTGATCCGCGAATGCTGAAGCTCATCAACTTGGCCCGCATCGGGCTTCAGTTGCAGAAGAGCACGCCCAAAGCACTCAAGAAAGTGGCCGAAGCGCCCAAGGTCGCACGACCGCAAGCCCCGGCTCCCAAGCGTGAGAACCAAGCCGCGTTTGACCGTCTCAAGAAGAGCGGACGCGCCGAAGACCTCACCGCATTCCTCTAAATTCTGAAAGGAGCCCATCATGGCTCAACCTACCAATACCCTGGATTCGTACGCCGCTCGTGGCAACCGTGAAGACCTGCAAGACAAGATCTACATGGTCAGCCCGGAGAAAACCCCCGTCTCCAGCGCCATCAAGCGCATCAAGGTGACGAACCGCATCCATGAATGGCAGCGCGACACCCTCGCAACGCCGAACAAGGACAACGCGGTGATCGAAGGCGACGACCGCACCGGCTCGGCCCTGACGGTTACTCAGCGTGTGGCGAACACGACTCAGTTGTTCGACAAGACCGTCATCGTCTCGGAGTCCCAGCGCAAGCACAACAGCGCAGGCCGCTCGGACGAGATGAAGTACCAACTGGCGAAAAAGGCGTTTCCTGAACTGAAGCGCGACTTTGAGGCCGCGATCCTGTCTGACAACGTGGCCGTGCAGGGCAACAGTTCGACCGCTCGCAAGCTGGCTGGCCTGGGTGCTCTGATCTACACGAACTCCAGCCACGGTGGCCCTGGCGTGACTCCTGCTCACACTGCGGGCTTGGCGACGACTGCTCAGACCGCCGGCACAAATCGCGCCTTTGCTGAGACGCAACTGAAGACGGTGATGCAGGGCATCTACACCAACAGCGGCGAAATGCCCACGATGGTGTCGCTGACTCCCTCGCACAAGACCGCCTTCTCTGCGTTTACTGGCATCGCCCAGCAGCGCAAGGACGTGAAGGGCAAGGAGCAGGCCATCATCGTCGGCGGTGCTGATGTGTACGTTTCGGACTTCGGTAACCTGACCATCGTGCCGAACTACGTTCAGGCCACAGCGAACGCCAACACGGCATTCATCCTGAACCCTGAGTACCTGTCGGTCGGTGTGTTCAAGCCGCTGGATTCCGTCCCGCTGGCAAAGACGGGCCACGCCGACAAGGAACTGGCCTCGATGGAGTTCACTTTGATCGTGGAAAGCGAAACCGCGCAGGGCAAGGTCGCCAACCTGACCGCCTAATCACTAGGCTGATAGCCCGCCAGGGGAAACCTTGGCGGGCTTTTTCTTTGGTCAAAGCATGTCAATCATTCAAGACGAGTTCGACGCTCAGTTGGGCATCCGAACCAAGGTACACAGGACCGATGACCGGCTGGTTATCGAAAAGGAGTGGGACGCGTCCCCCTTGCTCGAAACGGCTGCTGCTGCACGCGCCATGACTGAAGGCGACCGCTGGGGCGAGATGCGCCACGTTGGTTTCATCCCGATGGCAGAGCTTGCGAAGTTCATGCGCCAGGACGGTGGATTCGATCACTCGCGCTGCATGGCCTGGCTCAAGCAGAACCCGGCCTTTGTGACGTTCTCCAAGGTGCTCAAGTGACGACCTACGCGCAACTCGTTGCCGATGTGAAGGCTTGGATCAAGCGCTCAGACCTTGATGCGCAGATCCCCACCTTCGTGAAGCTGGCAGAAGCCAAGTTCAACCGCGACTTGCGTGTGCGCCAGATGGAAGAGGATCTGACCGGCACGATTGACGCGAGCAACGAGATTGCGCAGCCTGCTGGATTCCTGGCGATCAAGACCGTCTGGCCTGTGGGCTATGAGGCATCGCCGCTGATGCAGCAATCGTTGGACTCGGTGACGGCGACAGGCCGCATCACTGGCGCTCCGACCGTCTATGCCGTCACGAAAGACGCGCTCAGATTCAACGGCTCTGGCTCGATTGCCGGCGTCTATTTCTCCAGCATCCCCGGCCTGCAAGCGAACTCGACCAACTGGCTCGCCACGCTGGCCCCTGATGCGTACCTGTTCGGCACTCTCGCAGAGGCTGCTGTTTACACGATGGAGACGCAGCAGGCCGCGCTGTTTGGCGCTCGCAGCGAGGCGGCCATCCAGCAAGTTCAAAGCACAGACATGCGCGACAGGTTCAACGGCGCACTAGCCGCAAGGAAACGCTAATGCCAGTCGATACCGCACTCCACATTGCCGGGCTTGACCCGACGAACCCGACAGGTGACACCTCACGCAAAGAGGCTGACGACAACTTCCGCCACATCAAAGAAGTCCTGAAGCGGGACTTCGCCAATGTCGCGGGCGCTGTCACTGCATCGCATGCCGAGTTGAATCAACTGGTTGGCGTAACTTCGCCGATTCAGACGCAGATTGACGGGAAGATTTCGGGCACATCCCCTGCGCTGACTGGCATCCCTACGGCACCGACAGCAGCGCCGGGGACGAACAGCACGCAGATCGCAACCATGGCGGCTGTGCTGACGGCGGTGGCGAACGTCAACGCCACTTCTGGCGTTACCGCCTCAGTTAGTCCCTCTGCCTCCTTCTCTCTCACGGACGGGCAGATTGTGGCCGCGACGAACTCAGGCGCTGTCTCTGTCGATGCCAGTTCCGCGCCTGTTCTTGGCGCTGTGCGTGGCGTTCACTTCGACAACGCACGGCTGGATAACACGATCAATTGGGGCTCGCGCTCTGTGATCGGGATGAACGGCGCGACCTTCTCGGGCGTCATGACAGTCGATCAGCCGCTGCCTATCGCGTGGCGCTGGTTTGGCGATTACTGGAGGGCAATCTAATGCCTGGGAATCTCTCTGCGCTTGGTATTGGTGGTGGCGTAAAGCGCATCCAATCCGGCACCGCACTTGCAGCCGGAACAGTCGCCATCACGGCAGTGACGGTGGCTAAGTCGTTCGTCATCAGCGTGTCTAAGGGCTCTGACGGCTTTGTGGCTGCTCGGGGCACTGTGACTCTGGCACCGACAAATGGAGGGCCAGGGAGCACAACGTCGATCACGACGAGCAACTCAGGCGGAGGGGCTCCAAGTTACTCCGGCTCCATCTCGGGCGGCACCACTGACCTGACCACGAAGCAGTACAGCGCCAAGCTGACAAGCTCCACTCAATTGACAGTTGACGGCCCCTGCGAGTGGCAAGTCATCGAGCACTTCTAAGGATACGGCCATGCACTACACAGCACTCATCACCGCATCCGGCCTGTGTGTCAACGCCCTGGCATCCCCATCTGGCGCGATGCTGGTCCCGCAGCCCGGCGAGGTCACCATTGAAATCACGCAGACCCAGTTTGACGCTATGCCAGTTGGCAAGCGGTGGGACGGCTCTGCATTCGTCGGCGCGCCGCTGACGATCACCAGCCGCCAAGGCAAGCGGGCGCTTGTTGACGCTGGTTTGTATCAGCCCGCACTCAATGCGCTCAATGCACTCCCTGAGCCTGACAAGACCCTGGCGCAGATCGACTGGGACGCGCCAACATGGCAGCGCAGCGACCCGACGCTGGCCGCAATGGCTGGCGCACTGGGGCTGACTGACGCTCAGCTTGACGCGCTCTTCACACAGGCTGCATCACTGTAATGGCACTCGT